CTTAATACCACCTGTAGTATGAACAAGTTCTGGAAGAACCTCTTCAACTTCTTCAGCAACAAGACCAATGTTATGCTTACCACTTGATTTATAATCAAACTCAACACCACGTAAACCTAATATCTTAGAAAGACCATCGGTAATTGTAGTTACATTATCCTTCAAAGCGATAGAAGATTGTGCTGTGACGTTTCCAACAACTGTTAGATTGTCACCAGAGAATGTTGCACAAAGTGTACTAGCAGTTTGTACTGTTACATCAGCGTTAGATGCAACAGAAACATTTGAGTTACCATTCTGAATAGAAGTAGCATCTACGTTAAGTGTTGCCCACTGAACTCCACTACCAGTAGTTTGTAAATACTGACCACTAGTACCAACGGAACTATTAGCAGTTAATGTGCCAGATAATATTGCACCACTATATGTCTTGTTAGTCAGTGTCTGTGCGCCATCTGTTGTTACAGCAGCACCAGATCCACCACCTCCAAATGGAGTACCAAGTACTTGTGTAGCACTTAGAACTTCAGTTCCGTTGATGTAGATTGCCTTACCAGTTGGAATGTTAATGTTGTCACTAATATTCCATCTGTCATTAGCATTACTCCATGCAATAGACTGATCTGAAGTTGCCTTCAAGGTTATACCACCTCCATCGGCAGTATCATCTGTAGGACCACCAGCACTAAATGTAGCACCTGTAGCAGTTCCAGTTCCACCGAATGTTGCATCAAGTGTAACTTGTGTTGCACTGTCTACACTCTGAACCTTAACAGTACCTGAAAGTGTTACACTAGCACCACCACCTGTGAGTGCAACAACCACGCCAGGAGCGAGATTGTCTGTATCACTGATGTTAGTAATTGTTGCAGCACCAGAAGCAATATTACCAGTGAAGCTACCAGAAGCAACCTTACCTAGAATAATATTACGATCCTTTGTAGAAACATCTACAGAAGCAACTGTTGTTGTAGTACCACTAACTGTGAGGTTTCCTCCAATAGTGAAGTTACCTGTAACACCAGTCATGGCATCAACGTATGACTTAACAGCCTTTTGAGTTGGAACCTTAACGTCACTGTTCTGTGCGAGAGTTCCATCTGTTGAGAATTCATCAATTGTTGCACCCAACTGAGCACCAATAGCACCCAATCTTAAGGTGTCAAGACCAGTCAAGTTAAATGCGTTAGCATTCAATGTTGCCTTACCAGTTGCCTGTTCAACCTTAAAGAATTCACCAACTGCGAAGTTACCATCTTGGTCAGTAGAAACGTAGTAAACACGACCTGGGCGAGTCTCGTTAATTTCCTGTGAAGGAACATTCTGTTGTGTAGGAAGATAAGGCCAGTTAGTTGTTGTCCTGTTTCCTGTACCAACATCTAGGAAGTCGTGTGCAGTTAAACGTACCTGTGAATATCTGTAACGAATCTTGAATGATTGTCCATCACCAGCAGAAATTGCTTTCTCATCAGCAAGAGTTAATATAACCATACCAGTTGTATCTGCTGCAACTGAGGTAATGTGCATAAACTCGTTACCAACCTTGATAACGTCAGTAGCCTTAAATGCAACGTTTGCTGCACCAACACGAATAGTAGTAGCACCAGCAGCATAATCTTCAATTATCTCATCCTGAGAAGCAACCTTAGCATTAAGAATCTTAATGGTTGCACCTGAAGTATGTGTACCAGCAGTTGTACCTTCTTGAGCACGAGCAGCAGTAACAGATGTTGCAGATGGGAATGAATTAACTTTGAATAGTTCGTTACCAATAACAAGGAATCCATTAATTGTCATTCCTGTAACAGCATCCACATTCATTGTGAATGGTGAAGAAGCACCTGATGAGATATTAGTCTGTAGAGTTGCGGTATTTGCAGCAGCAGCGAATAAAGCAACTACGTCAGTACCTTCTCCACCAGCAGCAGAAGAACCCAATTGTGCTCTGGTAACTGTTAATGAACCTCTACCATCTGGAGCAGAATAACTAGACTTAGAGATAACGTAAGAACTAGCATCATTGTTAGAACCGTTATCAGTTAATGAAACTGATCCACCTTGGTCTGGAGCAGCGGTTAAACCTGCTGCAAGTAGAATGAATCCTTTCTGTCCTACAACAGCGTTAGAAGTCGCTGTAGTTGCCGTAGCACCCGATGTTTGACCAGTGATTAATTCTCCATTTGCGAATGTTCCCTTAACAGGTAAGTAGAACATATAGTTCGTGGCAGTTGATTGATCACTTCTTAGTTCACCAACAGCACCTGATGTTCCACCAACAATTCTTTCTGATGTTGTACTGAATGTACCAGAATTAGCACCAGCTGGATTAACCTCAAGACGTAAACCATCAACAGTACCATCAGTAGTTACCTCAGCAGTATCTGTTCCTTGAGCAATTGCACCATACTTACCATAAGATGAGTTACCAGACACAGCACGAATTCTACCACCACCAGTAGTGATGTAAGAAATGTGTGCGTAGTATGTGAAGCAGGAGACAACCTCTAGTGCAGCAGTACCCTTACAATAGAATCCTACACCGCCCTCTAGAACCTGTGTGAATGCGTCAAACGCAACAGACTTAAAGGATGGGGTGGAAGAGTTATCAAAGTGCTTGTGAGACCCTCCATCAATGAATGCACCAACAGCAGCACCACCTATAGCAGAACAGTTCTGAATATATGGTGATTTCTGAATTGGTGAATTAGGATCAAGTCTTAGATATACACCAGTAATGGTTGAGTTATCAATATCCTTATCGTCAGAACCATTAGGAACAAATCCTGTCAAGTCCTGCATAACAATGTCCTTGATGATGGTATGAGTACCAAGGAAGAACATTGATGCTTCGTTATTTGCGTTATTAGTTGCAGCAGAAATAGTAATATATGGTTCTGACTTAGCAGTACCACTCATATTAGTAGCAGCAATTGCAGCAGTAACAATATCAACTAAAGTACCAAGAGAAGCAACAACTGTAGCACACTTAGGACTAGCAGTATCAGCAGTGATTGCAGAATTAGTTGTCTGGTTCAAAACGTTTCCAGCAGACTTAGTTACTGCTTCATTACGTACAACTTTAGTACCAACATCCTTGATGTAATTTAATAGTTGAGTATCCTGTGTAGTATTACCAGTAACAGCTGTACCAGTAACTACTAAAGCATTACCCCAATCCCAAACTTTATTGTTAGAACCAGCTTTTACGTTATACTTAAGGGCATCAACAAATTCTTGTAAACGAGTTTTAACAGCGGCCTCTGTACCACTTACAGCACCAACGTTTGCTACGTGACGATGATATGCTTCATGAGCAATGAATTCTGAGTTAGTTCCAAGTAAATCAGAAGCATCTGCATTCTTATTACCGACAATATCAACATACTTGTCGCTAGTAGTCCATAGTCCACCAGTTACATTGAGTATATGTACTGCATTTGTATGGTTAGAATCAAGTACCTTAGCAGTCTTAGTTCCAGCAGAGTTGGAAACTGTATCACCCATCTTGAGTGATGTAACATTTGCTCCAAGAGTCAATGCTTGCATGTTGGAATTACCAGCAGCAGGCTTAACAATTGTAGTTCTTATATTATCTCCAAGTATTGAAACATAAGGAGGAACCTGAATCGGAAGAATTTCTGCATAAACACCTGCCTTAACGTAAATACTAATTGGATTTGTTAAAGAAGGCTTATCACTTCCTGTTAATGCAGAGATAGTATCACAGGCATGACGGATTGTAGCAAATGCTCTTGAAATTTGTCTACCACTATTTGTATCAGAACCACCTTGAGCAACATAATAAACTGAAGCTGTAGTATTATTTGTTTCCCATCTTGGAAGAAGTGGTGAACCACCAACTGTTAAAACTTGACCACTTGCTTCTCTTTGTTGAGCAGCAGTACCAGTTGATCCAGTTGGAAGTGCAATTCTGTTAATACCAGATGCAGCCTGATAAAGTAAGTCACCAGCAGTTTGTAATACCTGAGCAGCAGATCCACCCTGTGCTATGTAATTCCAGTAGTTTCCTGAAGGGTCATTCGCTGGAGAATTAGCAGCACCAGTAGTATCATTTGTTATACAAATATAAGTGTTACTGTTAGAAGAAACAACATCACCTTTTTGATAGACTGTTGAATCACTATAAGCACCTTGCCACTTAAATCCTTCTGTAATTAAATCCCAATAAGTAGAATCAGTTGGCTTGTTACCAGTAGAAGTTAACTTACAAACATATGAATAACCACCATATCTAACAACATCACCTGGTGCATAATCAGTACCAGTAGCATAAACACCTTTCGCTAAGAAACCAGTTGATAAGGCAGCCCAATTAACGGAATCGGCATTTGGTTTGTTAGCACTAGAATGATCTTGCTTGGCAGTATAAGCATAACCACCAAAACTTACAATGTCACCTGTTTGATATGCAGTGTTTGCAACCCAAGAATTTTCATACTTAAGACCTTCAACGTAAGTAGTGAAATTAGCACTATTAAAAGCAGCACCTGATGTATGTGCAGTTGCAGTGATATATTGAGTATTACCACTCTTAACTACATCACCTAACTTATACCAAGTAGTTGCAGCCCAATTTCCTTTACTAACAATACCTTCAGTATGAAGACTCCATTTAGCAAGATCTGCTGAATAGAAAGTATTTTCATTTGTCGTTGAAGTATGATTTGTTGTACAAACATATGTGTATGCACCATACTTGACGATATCGTCAATGACATAAGCTGTTGAAACGGCCCAATTGCCTTTCCAATTAAACTTCAGTCTGCCGAGTCTAAAATCTGCCATTTGTAAAAATCCTACTTAGGTCCGTTAGTTGTGTGATCATATGTTTTATTTAGTCTTGCGACTAAGTAACCCTCATCATCTATAAAATATGTCAAATTCCTGAAATCAAATCTGAATTGTTGATATTTATCATCAGGATCATTTGATAATGTTTTTGCTCCTGCACTAGCAGTAACATATTCAACTCCCTGAAGAAAGTCTGTATACTCTTCACCGTCTGTACGATGAAAATCAAAAACTGCACTCTCTGTAGATCTTGCTTTAGTATACCAAAGCATTCCATCTGCATCTCTACGAAGAGCATGAACAGTAAAATCGTTTGATTGTGCTACTGTCTGTCCAACAACAGCACTACTTGCACTAAGATATAATGCCATTATACTAATATCCTCCAGTAAGTTCCGTCCCAAACAAACTGGGCATACATCCCAGCTACATCAAGTATAAATGTGGTATCTGTATTTCCAAAAATATTCAGAAATTGTTGCGATCCACTAGCAGTTAAAGTAACGTTATTAACTGCCCAAGTTGCTTTGAAGTCAACTAGTTCAAGCATATCTCCTACATGAGGTACTACACCACTAGATTCATAAGGCATTGTTAAAGCCAATGCTGCTGACGAAGTATCTAAAAGATATCTAAGTCCACATGAAAGAGATCCACTTGAATCAACAACTTCCCATCTCGCTCTTTGAAGTTCAAACCCTCCAACATCAGTACCGTCATGTACAACGGCAACATTCTTATCGGTATCAACGGTTATTTCAGCGTTAGCACCAGTAAATTGGGCGTGTTCTGTGGTCGTACCCTTTCTAAATTGTACTTGGGTTGTAGCCATCTACCATTTACGCACTTTTCTCACATGTATTTATGGTTTATATAATCCAGACTTGAGTATGCGCTGGCTGCCAAACGATAATTTGTACTAATGCGTATCCACTAAGAGGTCCAATTCTTCCACTTCCTTCATAGGTATCACGAGTGAAGGACTCATCAACATTATTGACATTAGTAATTCTACCAGAACCTGCATATGCATGAGATCGTATATCAACACTGTCTCCAGTAATATCAATCTCAACTGTTCGTTGTTCCGCAAATGTAAGTTTTGGATCTCCCGAAGTTCCTCTGACTGTGAGTACTCCACTCTGACTGAGTAGTTTGGAAGTCTTGCTGTCTGCTCCAACTCCTGTAAAGGAGAAGAGCATTTGTTTCTCTTCTGGATTCCAAGTAAGACTTTCTGCTGCACCAGAGAATTTCTTGAGTGAACCAAATCCAACAAAGTCTCTCGCTCTGGTAATAATTGCTTCGCCAGAAACTCTTGCTGTACCTGAACCAAAGTATACAGGAGAGAAACGAACTGTAGATTCTCCAAGTGTC